AAAAATAAGTTTTCAGGATAACTTGTACCACCTCCACCTTCAGGAACATAATCTAAGTTTAACCATGTATCAACTCCATTGCCTATCTTATAACGTGGCTGGTCTGTTCCTGTATAAAGTACATCTGTACTCAAAGCCATTTCACCTGCTAATAAAATAGGATTATTAGATGTCCAATTTGCAGATGTATCTCGTCTTAATTGTATCTGTGCTGTTATTGTACTCATGCTTGTATTATCGAATTTGTATAAGTTGTATTTGAAGCCCCTCCATCTATTCCACTAACTTGTATTACTGTGTAACTCTCACCGCCTTTTAAAGTCGTTATAACAGTTCCATTTTGATTTACAATAGTAACTAAATTTGATGTTCCTGCATTCGTTATAGTTGAATCAAATGGTATTTGGCATCTATCATAAGTAAAAGGTACTTTTAGATTTACATCAAAGTAATAACCTGCATCTTCATCATCAAATCTAGGTTCACTAAATGGATTTAAAGTAACGTTATCGCTAACTAATTTCCAACCATAAATAGTAGAGTTAAGCTGTGCAATAATATCTAAACATATTTGCTGAATATCACTGAATAACTCTAACTCATTTTGTTTGCCTTTAATCAATCTATCCATTACATAGATTCTTAAAGCATGAGTATAAGCATTTCCTTGTAATACCGGTGGTTCGTAATCTACCCACATTGCAGGATATTCAGTTATTCCGCTAGTCGCAAACTCAATAACACTACCATTCCCAAAAGAATTGATTTGATAATGTGCGTTTGCAATATTATTTAGGTTTTTTATTACTTGGTTTAACGTTATCATTCAAAAATTTTTTTAATATTTCAATTTTATTAAAGAGTTTATATCCACTCTTTTTAGTAACGTTTTCTTTTTTCAAATTTTTCTTCATAGCTAAATATTGAACGGTTACGACCTAAATAAATACTTTCTTCGTAAGAATAACCTTGTGGATAAATAGTATCAAAGCCATCGCCAGGATTATCATATAATGGGTATTGGTCTGAATACTCAAATAAATAATCAATTAATCTTTTAGTGTGATACTGTGCTTTATCAGTAACTAAGTTCATAAAAGAATTTAATTCGTTAAAATCAACTCCTGTACTGTTATCACTGTTCTTTTTTACAATGTTCTTATTAGTTACCTTATAAGTTAAAAAGGGCGCAGCCTCAACCATTACCCACCATTTAAGAGCAGGAATAATATAATTATCTAATAAGGTAGTGTTTAAAGCCGATAATGTATTTGTACTTACTTGGTTTATTATTTCATCATATAAACCTGAACCAATATAATTTCTAATATGAATTTTTTGAGCTTCTTCAATAGAAATTCTTAAGTATTTTTCATCTACATTAGGGTCAACAAATGTGTAATCCTTAATGTATGTTGCTGTTAATAATAATACTGTTGCCATTATTTTTTAATTTTTACAACGTTAGCACTCCAAATATGTCTGCAAAATGGTGTTCTTGTTTGACCACCTTTGCGAGTCCACCAACCACCTCTATAATTCCAAACATCATAACCTACTATCTTACTAATCTGTTCTATTTGCGCTCTTGAATACATTTTATTTGCATCCAATAACTTAACACAGAACTCTCTTGAATTTCGTTTGTCAGGTTTTACTCCTGTTCTCCATTCATAAGTGTACATAATTTTGTAATCTTCGGTATCTGTGCCTATTTTGTTTGATGTTCTAATAGCTTCGGTTGTTGGTACTCTAATATCTTTTTTTTGTCCGCCTGTGTTTGTTTCTTTAACCTTAATTAGTTCTTCTTTAACCATGTCATTGATTAAGTCTGCAACTCTATCTTCTTTAATTCTTAAAGTATCTGCAATGGTCTTATTATCCATTAATGGGTCTTTATCTAATAAGCCAACAATGTCTCTTTTAATTTGTTTGCTTAATGGACTTACATCGACTGCAAACTCAAAGCGATTATCCTCGTTCATGAAGGTTTGCTCAATAACTTCGTAATTTTCTCTATCATCTCCAAACATTTTAAAGATTTCAATTACTTCATCAATTTCACTTTGAGAAGTAAAAGAATGTTCACATACATGGTCGTCAAATGCAAAAGAATGTTTACATACATGGTCGTCAAATCTATGGATAGCACTTGAAACAATAGGCTTAACTTCTTCTTCTAAAGGTGGTAATCCATACATTTCACGAACCTCATTTTTAGTCATTACCTTAATCTTTTCTTCAATAGGTAACTGCTCTTCGATAGGATCTAACTCTTTTAAATAAATACGATTTGAAAATCCTTTTAATTTAAGTAAGTAGTTAAAGTCTTTCTCAATTTCAGCTTGATTAGGAATGATGTAAGTATTTTTATAAAGTTCGTAAGAATCATTTATTTGGTCTTTCGTGCCTAATTCCCCTGCTGTTTTTATTCCTACTAGCATAGGGTTAGGAATGTGATGTCCGATAATTAGTTCTTGAATAACTTGGTCGTTCAATTCTGTTAGTTGAGAATCTACATTTTGAGGTGTTAAATGTTCAATTGTTGGAGCAGAATCTTTATTGCCACTAAATGTTATTAGTAAGCTGTTTGCTCTATCTGTGCCTGTGAATTTCTCTTTTAGTCTTGCTTCAATTTCTTCTTTTTCTTCTTCGGTTGGTCTGCCATTTGAGAAGTTAAGAATAGTTCCTGCATTAAAACCACTTTTAATTGCATTTAAACGATAATTAGACAATTCAACATCTACTTCTGCATACACAGCCGAAGCCGCATAATCAGGCAAAGGATAAGCATCTAAATCAGGTCTGTATTCTTTTGAAACAAATATTTGTCTGCCTGTTGGTTTCTCAGGATCAAACAAAGGGATGTATTCTAAATCGGTTTCTTCGGGACTTTGTTTTTGTTTACTCCAGTCTTTTGAATACCAATAGCCATCTGCATCTTTTGCCTTTCTTAAATTGTTATAAGGAAAATGTAAAACCTCAAAGTTGTTACCTGCTTTATTCCAAATTACTTCTAAATAATAACCACCAAATAATTTTTTATCTAAAACACATTTTTTTACAATGTCTTTTAAAGTATCAAAATTTGTATTCTCTTTATTTATAAAGTCATTAGCTAGTGCAATGTCTTGAATTGATAAATCAGTACTATCAAAGCCAACACCAGCACCGCAAATGTATAAAACCTTGCCGTTAATAAAAGCATTATGCTTAGAGCTACGATTGAATAAATAAAGTAAGTAACCAGGATAGTTATTATAGTAACCACCTTCTTTATCTGCTCCATAAATTATCCATTCTTTTGATTTTTCTTCTTTAAATACAGGTGTTTTGTGTGCCTGTAGTTTAAGATTAATTACATCATATATATTATTCTCCATAAGTTATAATCGTTTTGTTTTGATTATCGTAAGCATTAACAACAGGCAAAGGACTTTCTACTTTTACCATTCCTATTTCAAGTAAGCCATCTGCATTTGCAACGTTTAAATTACTTGAACTTGTTTGTTGGTAAATAGCATATTCATAAAATCCTGTTTCCGGCAAAGATACAATTCCACTTGTTAAATTAGTAACTCCTGTTGTTTCAGTTATTAAAAATTTATTGAAACGAGTAGGAAAGCCACTTACATCACTTGAAATGAAATTAACTGTACTCATTAACACTTGATGTTTAAAGCTAAATAAATAGTAAGGATTATTTAAAGTAACTTTTTCTGTTAATGTAAATACTAGAAAATTATTTTGTCCTTTATTTATTATTTGCATATTTTAAAAAGTACCATAAAAACAAAAGGTTGCATTTCTGCAACCTCTCGAAAATCAAACGAACAGGAAAATTATATAATGCCTGAAATAACTCCTGAATTTACTTTGTTTGCAGGTAAAGGTTCTTTGCCTGTTAAAGTAATTGAGTAGCCATTTTTATCACCCATTGCTTTGCCAGTTGATGAAGTTCCTGCTGTTAAGTGCATTGCTCTTGTTTCACCTGCTAAGTGATAAACATCATCTGCATCTTGAACAATAACCATCAATCTGTTTTGTGTTAGTAAACGAACAATATTACGATTTTTAGCAGTCATTTTATAAACTGAAAAAACTAATGTTTGTTCGTAAAAAGTTGTACCATTTTCAATTGATACAGTTGCATTTTCGTCAAATTGTGCATCTTCTAACTCAACCTCAACAGTCCAGAATTTTTTTCCTGCTACCATTGTGATTCCACTAACTTGACCTGATGAAGCTGTAATTGTTGTAACATTGGCAAACTCTGTAAGATATATTTTCTTTACACCTCCCGCACCTTGGCGACAGTCTAGTGTTAATCCTTCAATAATATTACAAGGCATGTTTTAAAATTTTAAAAGGGAGCTTTTACACTCCCTTGGTTAATATTAAGCGTTAGTGTATTGAACAACGTGGTCGATGAATTTAACTGCTA